CTATGTCAATGGCCAGAGGCCGCAGAGGGAATGTAAGGCGTGACTCTATGGGTAGATACTCAAGAGCAGAGGGCGCTGAAATGATGGTTGATGAGCTTAGAGAACTGATGCAGGAGGCCCCGGATGAAAGAACACGCATGGAATTTCAGAAGTTTATCCAAAAGATAGAGCAGATGTGAGGCCTATATGATTACAGAACAAGACCTGAGAGCAGCAATAGCTGAGTGTGAAGGGACACGTAACCCTAATGCGAATACTTGTATCAAACTTGCAGCCTATTACACGATCTTAAATAACATGACAGAGGATGCTCCGGCACAACCGACTTCCACAATGCCCCTGTCAATGCCAATGTCGTATTCGTATAGTGCTGGCGACTTGCCTTATTCGGGGAGTGATTTCTCTGAGGCAGTTGAGAAAAAAGGTATTGAGCAGGTATTTCCTATAATAGATGAGCTGATGGATGCTCTTATGGTGCTGAATCCAGGGCTTTACAAAAGTGTTCTAAGGAAAATCAATGATCTTTGAGGGAGAGCTTTTTGCTCTTCCTCTTTTTTTATCTAAAAATATCAAAAAATATCAAAAAAGTATTGACATATAGTGTCCATGGAGGTATTATAAAATTGCCGAAAGGCAAGGAGGTAAAAATTATGACAGAACTTGAAAATAAAATCTTAGCAGCGCTTAGAGAAAAAAATAAAAAAATGGCCGATTTTGATGCAGATATGCAGGCTGAGCATGATGATTTTATAAGAAAAGCCAATGCACAGGATGATCTTTACTGGAAAAAAGAATTTCAGCACAAAGCCGAATGGTCACTTGGTTTACAGAATCATGGTTATGGATTTGTAGAAGAGTGGTGCAATGTAATAGCTCAGGTGATGTACGGCAAAATGTATCACGAATGGCATTCAGCAGTTGCTGGCAGGCATGGCACAGGTCACGGAGCATATAGTACAACAGAACTTACAACTGATGAGCATAAAAAAGTTTACAAGGTATTTAAAGGTTTAGTTAATCAGGGTTACTTAAAACCTAGTAAAAGTGGTTATAAGGCAAAATTAGTTAAATAAGGAGGTAGCAACATGATTACAAAGTACACAACAGAGTTACAGAAACCCGGCAAACTGATGATGCTTGAGAATCCTGAGGGCACATTAAGATATGAGTTTTCCACATATCCCGTATATAAGAGCAATCTTAACCACACAGTAGCATATTACAGGCCACAGTACAAATACTGTCAGAGGCTTGTGGGTGGTAGCACTTGCTCTTATAACAATACAAGCAAGGAAAAGGGCAACGAGCTTTATAAAAAGCTCATTGCTGATGGCTGGCACAAGGTTGATTTTGATACAAGATCATTTGCATGAGGAGGGACAAAGAATGAGAGTAGCAGATATTATTTTAGAGCAGCTTGGTGGTTACAGATTTACAATGATGACCGGTGCACATGGCTTTATAGCAGATGGCAACACGCTTAGAATGATACTTCCAAGGAATGCAAGCAAGGCAAACAGATTAAGAATAACGCTTGATGCTGATGATACCTATACAATGGATTTTTACAGATATACACCGTCAAGATGGAATAAAAAAACTTTTACTTATACCGAGCCAAAGGTTAAGAGCATAAAAGAGATAAATGGCGTGTATTGCGATCAGTTGCAGGATATTTTTACAGAGACAACCGGGCTTTATACAAGAATTTAAGGAGGTACAGATATGAGCGAGAGAGAATTAGAAAGAATCTTAGCAGAAGAGTCAGATGAGAAAAAGGTTGAGCAGGCGATTAATCAGTATTTGGCTGAAAATAGCAATTAAAGGGGTATTTTAGCCCCTTTATAGGCTTAAAGGTATAAATTATCGTTTGAGCCTATAAAGGCGCTAAAAATGGCTTTAAATGATTAAATGAAAGGTGGTGGGTGAATTGATTATTCTAAAAGGTTTTTTACTTGTTTTAGGGGGCATTATAGCCCTTTTAAGTGCTAAGGCAAGGAAACTACCGTCAGGATTATTAGAATGGCTTATTTGGGGCTTAGATGCCCTAATAATCATTACGGAGGTGCTTTAAATGATCAGGTACGAGAATGAGTGTGTAGGTCCTTGCCCACAGGGGTGCTTAGGGTCGGCTTGCCCTAAGCGCAATGTACCACATTATTACTGTGACTATTGCCATGATGAATGTGACCCGGAAGATCTTTATTATTATGAGGGTGATGATATGTATTGCAAGGATTGTATTCTGGCACAGTTTGAAAAAGTGGTTGTGTAGGATGTAGCATTTTACCCTTAAAATAAATTCTATATATACAAATATATTTTTAAAATACTTTTTTATTTTACCTATTTATGCTACATCCTACACTAAAAAAATATATAAAAATATAAATATATATAAATATATAGTAAAAAAGTATTGACATTATAGGCGGCAGAGGGTACGCTAGTTTTGGAGAAAGGAGGTAACAGAAAATGACATTGCAAGAACGCATGATTGAGTATCGGGCAAAGAATGATATTACCCAGAGAGAGCTTGCAGAAAAAATTGGTGTATCGGTCCAGACTATCAACAGTGTGGAGAATGGTACGCAGACACCATCAAAGATCACGCAGGCAAAGATTGAGCTTTTGGTAGGAAAGGACAAGGAATGAGACTATCAATTTCTAAAATCAAAACTTTTAAATCTTGCAGACGGCTTTACGAGCTAAAGTATGTTGAGGATTTACATCCCAGGCAGAAAGCTGAGGCTTTGGAAATTGGATCTAATTATCACAAGCTCCTTGAGCAGATAAACAATGGTGAGATACCTGATTTTAACGATTATTCTAAAGAAATGGCTATGGCCAACGCTTACTATCGTTATATCTATCCAAAGTTTAAGGTTATGGCAGCAGAGCAGACTCTTGAGCTTGATCTTGGTGACGGGGACACATTGATAGGCATTGTGGATGGTATCGCTGCTGATGGACACATTGTTGAGCACAAGACCACGGGCTCCGAGATAACAGAGCAGTATGAGTACAATCTTTTGTGGGATGAGCAGATACTTGCTTATATGTTACTCACCGGCAATAGAATGGTCTGGTACACAGTTTGTCGTAAGCCGACTATCCGGCAGAAACAGAATGAGTCTGAGGAAGAGTTTTACAAGCGTATGTGTGAGTGGTACGACACTGACACGGACAGTAAGATACGACTTCTTGAGCTTTGGCGCACAGATGCTGAAGTGGAAGAGTTTAGGCAAGATTTAGAGCGAATGCGCAGCGATATAAAGGCAGCAGAGGCAGGGAAAGACTTTTACAAGAACACTTGCCATTGCAATATGTATGGGCGCAGATGCGAGTATTCAAGCATATGCTTACACTATGACCCTGAGCAACAGTATTTAGAATTTGAGAGAGGAGAAGCGACAAATGGAACTTAAAAAAATTGAAGCGACCAATTTACCATTTACGGCTATGCTTTATTGCAAGCCGGGAGTCGGCAAGTCAACGGCAATTGGGCTGATTGCGGAACACAGTGAGGGCAACACCCTGGTGCTTGATGTGGACAGAACTGTGACAAGGACGCTTGCCAAGGGCGAGGTTGTAAAGGACACATCTAAGGTGATGGTTGTCGAGATTGACAACAGAGGCCATCTTGAAAAGGATGGTAAGGTGGTTGTATCTGGTACTTTTGCTGACTGGACGGCTAAGTTGCAGGAGATAACGCCTGAGTTTTTAAAGCAGAATAATATCACAACAGTTGCAGTTGATAATATTTCAGAGCTTGAGCGCTGCATATTATCTGATCTTGGTGCACAGGGTAAGAATAAGGGCGTGCCGGCAATGGCGGATTATCAGTATATGCAGTTTAAGCTGGTCAACTCACTCAGGTATATGAAAGGTTGGGGTGTTAATGTGGTATGGACAGCTTGGGAATCAGCAGAAGATTTTATTCACCCGGATGGCACAAAGTACACAAGGCTGATGCCAAAGGTTAGCACTAAGATTGTGGATAATATCTGTGGCTTGTGTGATGTGGTTGGCTGGATTGGCATAAATAAAGAGGGTGAGCACATGATCTTGCTTGATGCTACTCAGAATATTTATGCTAAGAATCAGATTGATGCACGTAAGAATTGCAAGGTTGAGGATTTTGTGAATTTTGGAGGGTAAATTATGGGACACATTTATAGAGTAGTATTGAAACTCAATTATTATGAGGTTCACTTTGATTTTGAGGCATCTGAGGATGCGGTAAAGTTTTGCGCTGAGGCACTTGAGCATATGACCGACAGGGAAGATGGCAAAGAGTGCACCATAACAATTAAGAAGATCAATGTTGAGCAGGAAAAAGCAGCTGAGGCAGAAGAGGAGGACAACTAATTATGGCATGGCAGTTTAAGAGAGAGGAATCAAGTAATTTCACAACAAATGTTCCTGAGGGCAATCACAGGATCAGGGTCAAGAGCGCTGAAAAGGCAGTAAGCAAGTCGGGTAATGATATGCTGGTGTTGCAGTTTGATGTAAGTGGCTACAATGCTACCCTTTATCACTACATTACTTTTATGGCTGATAAGCCTGAGATCACAAACAGAATGCTTACTCAGTTTTTTGACAGCTTTAAGGACATTCCTGAGGGTGATTTCGACACTTCTCACTGGATTGGCAAGGTTGGCGCTTGTCATGTAAAGCACGAGGAGTACAACGGCAACACAAACGCCAAGATCAGCTATTTCTTAAAGCCTGATAAGCAAGCAGACTTGCCTGCATGGCAGGAGCCTGAGGGGAATGGAAACAGTGGTGCAACAGATGGCTTTGTGAATGTGCCGGATGGGGTATCTATGGAAATTCCATTCTGAGCAAATTATAAGCAAGTTAGCAAAAGGCGGTTTTATGGGAATATAAAGCCGCTTTTTGTAAAAAATACGCAAAAATGCAAGTTAAATGTGAGGATTTTATGAATAATAAGGCATGGGGTACACAGTGGGAACAAGAGTTTTGCAATTTACTTGCTGCACAAGGGTTTTGGGTTCATTTCATATCTCCTGCGCCGGATGGGTCTCAACCGTTTGATGTGATTGCGGTAAAGGCTGGTGAGGCGTATGCCTATGATTGCAAAACTTGTGCGGCCAATTGGTTTTCTATTGATCGGCTTGAGGACAACCAGGTGATGGCCTTTGAAAAATGGCTGAGGTGTGGGAATAGAATGCCTGAGGTGGCAATTTTACACAACGATAAGATATATCTTGTATCTTATGCACATTTAAAAGGTTTTGGGAGGGTGAGATTAAATGATGATGGAAGTACCTCAGTGCATAGAGGTAAGTTATGAAGATGCACAATGTTTAATGAAGATAGCACAGGCAGAAGCTGGAAATCAATCTATTGATGGCATGGCACTTGTAATGCAGACAGTTTTAAATCGTGTTGCTGATGATGATTACCCGGACACTGTTTACGAGGTAATAGCTCAAAAGGGACAGTTTCAGAGTTATGCCAACGGAAGGTATGACAAGGCGTTTCCAACGGCTGAATGCCATTTAGCCCTTGCGGAAGTTGAAAAGGGTATTTTTGCAGATGATACTATAATTGCCTTTGAAGTAACAGGCACTAGGAGCTTAGATAAGTATTATATGTATGCTTTTACATTAGGCGGACATGATTTTTATACGGAGAAATAAACCATGACAGATGAAGAAAGATTGAGAGCATTATTCGGGAATTTGAAAAATTGGAATTGGGATATATATCCACAGTATAAGATGGAAAAAGAAGATGCGGAGGTATTACTTAATGCGACACAAGACTTGCGACAGAAATTGTTTAGAGTGCAAACTTCCGAAGTGCATACATGATATTGAAGATGAACACAGAATAATTGATTTAAAATTTAAGGCTAAGCAAAAAGAAATGGATAAGGTTCGTCATGCTAAGTATTATCTCGAACATAAAGCTGAGATTGATGCCAAACAAAAGGAATATGATAAAAAATTTAGGAAAGCAGAAAAGTGCCATGAGTATTATGTAAGGCACAAAGCAAAGATAAATCAGCGCAATAAAGAGAGATATGAAAAAAACCGGGTCGCTAGGCTTAATCAGGCTAAGGCTTATTACTGGGAACACCGGGATGAAATAAATGCTAGGCGGAAACGGAAAAGAGATCAGGCAAAGATAGCCGGAGGTGAGAAATGAGTATTTTTGATTATATGGAGGATAACTAATGGCGCATTATTTGACAAAACCAATGGCAGATAGATTGTATTCAGCCATGAAAGAAAAAGGGATAAACACTAGCTATATCTTAAAGCTCCTGAATGTTAATTTCAAACAGTGGGAACAGGCTTTAAAAGGTGAGATTCAGTTCTACAATAAGTGGTCAACCAAAATAGCAACAGCTTTGGAAACAGACAGGCAAACATTATTTCCAGAGTTTTTCGATTCCTCAAATCTGAGGAGTCGAGTGCTCAAAATTGAGCTGTCGGAGGGTACAGAATGAAGTTTAAACATACTTATTGTTTCTATATGACTAACGGAGAGCATCTGATGATTGACGCTGATGATATAACTATTTGTGACGATTTCATTAAAACTCACAGAGAAAAAGATGGTGACGAGATTTTCATGGTCATTTATAAAAAAGACTTGATGGCTTGGGAGGTGGTCAGATAAATGAGTGATTACGAAGAAGATGCAAGGCGTAAACATGGCAGGTGAATATCAAGGGGGCAGTTTAATGTTACACATTAAGTTTAAATATAAAGATCGATTTACTAGATGTAAAAAAATGCTTTGAAAGTGATGATATGAGGTATTGTCCTTATTGTGGGAGCGATAATAGAGAGGTAAAAGAATGACAAGAGAAGAACGCTTGGAATTATTAAAACAGATTGAAAAGGATATCTACGTTCCTAGCATTGAAAGTACCTTACTTGATGATGCAAAAAGCTGTGCTATACATTCTGCAATAGAGGAACTAGAGCAAGAGCCTGTTCTTGACAAGCTAAGAGCTGAGATAGACAAAATCTATGAGCGTGAAGGTAATTCAGTTGATTGCCTTAATGCTTTAGCTGAACTAAAAGAGTTTATTGATAAGTACAAGTCAGAAAGTGAGGATAAGTAAATGAGGAAACCACTTGAAAGAGAACGTGGAAGATATAAAAAGAGTCTTGACAAATTGGAGTTAATTGCAAAAAACACCGTAGAAAACGTATGTCAGGAATATCCTGGCATAGATATTATTGACTTGCAGTTTATTTTTGAAACTTCACTTAGGTATCAGTTTGCTTTGAGGATAGCAGAGGAAATTGATAAGTACAAGGTAGAAAGTGAGGAGTAAAAGAATGACAAAACAAACTTTTGATATAGCCAAAAATATATTAGCAGACATTAACACTCTAAAGAA